ATCAGGAAATAATAATAACAACCCAGCATATGGTTTAATCTGGAAGATTTCTTTTTCAATCTCATACTCAAAATGACCAGCATTTTCTGGAACTTGGAGATAAAGGACTGCACACATCTCATCTGTGTCACCCTTATCGTGATGGTGCCACTCATTATAATCACTATCCGTATTGATATTATACCAGCAAGTTATATCTCCAGTAACATCAGCTACAGTTTGAACATTATCTATAACTGATTCTGCCCAGGAATAAGTTTTTCTATTGCAACGGTGACTTTGCCATCCACCTTTATTACTTCGTTTAACAGACTTGGCTATACCACGCAATGCTAAAACATTATCAACGAAATTTTCTGGCAAAGTAAGATCGAATAATCGTATAGACATAAAAATAATTAATCAACTATAAATTCAGAGGTTGTTTTGGATATATTTTTTAATATACTTTTTTGTTCGTTTTTCTAGTGACTTCATAGCCATCTTCATTTTCATTTCAGAAGCATGGTCAGAGAAATTCAATCCAAGCATATGATCATATTCATGTTGAAAGATTCTAGCGGGCAATCCCGTAAATTCTTCTACTATATATTCACCCTCCACATTCTGATATGAAGCAGTGATGGTAGCTGGGCGTTTGATAGACAGCCACAGACCAGGATAACTTAGACAGCCTTCTTTAGCAAGATTAGTTTCTTCCGACGAGGAAACAATTTTCGGGTTAAAAATATTCTTACGATTATCATCATCTGAACCCATCACAAAAACTTTGGCATCAATTCCTACCTGATTTGCAGATAAACCTAAACCTCGAAGTTCACGACATTTTGTCCATAGTCTATCTACCAAATCTTTAGCATCTTCTTTGCCAAATTCAAAAGCTGTTGGCTCTACCCGAAGTGTTGGGTCAGTAAATTTAATTAATTCCATTATATCACCATTTCACTATAGTTATTTTTCTTTTCAAACTTAATAAGACTGCGGAACTTATCAAAGAGTTGGTCGCCCTTATGACTGATAACGAATAGATTAGTATCTTCGCCAATAGTATCTAACAGAGACATAACATAATCGGTACCATTATTATCAAGAGAACTATCAAATACCTCGTCCAAGATTAGAAGATTGGTAGCCACACTATTCTTCATCTTAGCAATTGTCCGCCATGTAAACAGAAGAGCAAGGTCGATGCGTTGCTTTTCTCCTTCCGAGAATGATGCGTAACTAAAATCATCACGATGGCGAGACTTGATAGTTTCATCAAACTTCTCATCAAGATTAAACTGCACGAAGAAGTCCATTGCTTGTAGGTATTTATTCACCAGTTTATTGATAACTGGAAGATACTGCCGAATAATCTTAGTCTTAATACCAGTGTCCTTGAGGAGAGTGGAGACAGCATCCATGTAATGCTTTTCTTCATTCAACTTGGCCTTTTCTTCGTTCTGAGACAGAACTTCCTTAGCATAAGTTTTTAACTTATTTTTCTCAGTATCTATATCACCAGTTTTAGATGTAATGTCAGCCAGTTCCAAATTAAGGGCTTGTATCAGTCTTTGTTGAACAATAATTTCATTGTTGTGCGTGATAATCTCCGCGTTCAACCCAGAAATTTGTTCGGAAAGAACCTCATTTTCCGCAATGAGTTCTTCAAGTTTTGTAAATTCTTCCTGGAGTTTCTCCATTCCAGAAGAGAGTTCTTGAATTTTCTCTTGTCTTGATGAGACAATAGTTTCTTTATGGTCGTGGGCAATCCCTTGCTGGCATGTCGGACACTCATCTGTTTCCTCGTAGAAAGCAACCTCTTTTTGAAGATCGCGGAGCTGTGTGGAAAATTTGGTTTTAAAGGAGTCGAGTTTCTTTTGCTTGGTCGCAAGGTCTCCGAGATTTTTCTGGGCTTCTTCAATCGAAACTTTCTGCCCCGCCACATCATTGGCGAGATTGGTAAGACTTGATATCTTCCCCTCACCAGCCTCAATACGCTCCAATATTTCATCGACTCTCTTCTCTCGGTTCGCTTCTAGGGTGTCAACATATTCTTTCTGAATTGAGGCCTTCTGCTTTAGAACTTCCAACTTACTGTCGGCGTCTTGCAATCGATCCTTCAACTCATTCATCTTATCCCTAAGCACCACGTTCATAGTGGTAAAGATTTGAATGTCAAGTAGGTCTTCAATAATCTCACGGCGTGTGCCAGATGGCAACTGCATGAATGGCGTAAACGATGCTGAACCCAGAATGACAATCTGTGTGAAGGACTTGTAGTTCAACTTGAGAATGGACTCCTCAAGATACTTCTGATAGTCACGAGCGGCTGCGTCTTGGTTAATCAGGTCACCGTCAACATAGATTTCAAAAAGATTTGGCTTGATGCCGCGCACAATCTTATACGACTTGCGGCCAGATTGGAACTCTACCTCAACCAAAAGTTGCTTCTTATTAATTGAGTTTACCAATTGCGGCTTGTTGATGTTACGAAACGGCTTACCGAAAAGACTAAAGCACAATGCGTCAAGCATCGTTGACTTGCCACCACCATTCTCGCCGACAATCAAAGTGTTAGGTGAGCGGTCCAGCTTAATTTCGGTGAACTGGTTGCCAGTTGAAAGAAAGTTCTTCCAACGAATTGTGTTGAAAATAATCATACAGTAACGTTCTGTGCCTCGACATAAAGTTCTTGGAGAATATTTTTAATTCGATTTTTTTCTAAGTCGGTTTGAATAGTATCAACGAAATCGGAAAGAACGGTCATAGTATCTTCTACGTTCATTTCTTCATCGTCCATTGCTTCCGTTTCAAATTCAGAAAAGTCTTCAATGATTTTGAGTTCGATTAGATCTAGGTCATATAACTTATCGACAAAACGGTCAAACTTATAGAAGTCTGTTTTCTTGACTACGACTAGTCTTACGCAACTCCCCACAAGTGTGCTAAGATCAAGCAAACTAGGGTCACCAGTAGTGTCATCATAGTATATTTTATGAAAGATTTTAAATGGGTTCTCAAAGAATTCTACCTCGTTAGTTTCCGTGTCGTAGATGTGATAGCCTCTTGGATCATTATAGTCATTCCAAGTAAACTCATAGGTATTACCAAGATAGACAATATTGCCAGAACGACTACGATGGTGAAAATGACCGCTACAAACGAGAGGAAATCTATCAAAGTCAACAGTGTCCATTCCGTGGTCATTTTTATGCCCACGATACATTTCGAAACCTGAAAACTCAAAGTGTCCAAATACTGCTTGTGCATTGCTTTTCTTTACTACCTCCATAGTTTCTGAATAATTACCAGAACAAATCCATGGAACAAGCAGTAGATTCTTTCCGTCTAATCTAATTTCTTCTGCTTCCGAATATGTAATGATGTTCTCATATTCACGGAGCAGAAGGTCCAGAGAGTTTACATCATTAGTATTCTTGAAGAAAGTATCGTGATTACCAGCAATCATATGGACATCGATACCCAAATCACTGGTTCTATCAAAGAAATACTCGCGGCATTTCTTCAACGTATTATAATTTATAAACTTGCGCCTATCAAAAACATCACCCAAGTGAATAATAGTCTTGATACCTTCTCGCTCCAGATGAGGGAAGAACGTTTCTGTGTAGAACTTCGCAAAGAAGTTATCGAACGGAATGGAATCTGACCTAGCGCCAAAGTGAGTGTCAGTTATCAACGCAATTTTCATGACTTTAGAATTCCAAGTAAAGTATTGGTCTGGCTAATTGCATCATCAAGAGCATGGTGATGCGTATCATTTTCACTCGCACGAATCTTAGCATTGCTTAGACCCATGAGATTCATAACGGTTCGATAGCACATGATGTTACTGTAGCGCCAAGGATAAACAAGACCGACAGCATAATATGCTGATTCCAGAATAGTGATGTCGAATGACGCACCATTGCCCCACGGCATTACCTTGTCTCTGCCAATCCAGTCAGTAAAACTTTGCAGTGCATCCGTAAGAGGTAGTTGGTCGGTAAGAAGTGCGTCTCTTGCTGCAGGGCTTTGCTGCATCCACCATTCAATGGTAGACTTATCAACATGAAGCCCCGCAGTCTTACAAGATTTAGCATCAATGTTACAATAGAACTTATCGATAATACCTTCACCGATAGTAAACTTGGTAGCACCAATAGAAAGAATGGTCGCATTGGCTCTCGTCGAAAGAGTTTCCAAGTCAATCATCACATGAACGGTATTAGGATCAGTTACTTTCATTTACGCTTTAATCCATTATCTTTTGCATATTGTGCCAATGCCTTATCGCAATAGTCGCGAATGTTTTCAATCGTGACCATATAGTTATGTCTGATATTAGACGGCGTTGCCTTGTCCTGCATACTATCGACCATCTGCTGGACGATTGCAGGAACAATAAGTTCCTTACTCATAATTTACCTTATTTTTTATCGGCAACCGGCGTAGGGGTTGCAGCATTAGAAACATCAGGAATTGCTTCCTCTAGCGCCTGTTCTGGATCGGTCTGTTCACCATCAGCGACTCGCTTTAGTGCGATCTGACCATTACAAATCATATAGTGTTGACCTTCACCTAGGTCCGAAGATTCAAGATAGATGCAGCCTGCATTCTGTACCGAAATTGTCTGCACTTGTTCGCGGTGTTCTGCCACATTAGAAAGCACAGAAACCAGGCCAAGAGCAACAACACCGAACATGGAGAGAGGGAACCAGTTTTCGGAAAGAAATGACTTGGCCGCAGGGACAGTCAGAATGCGTGGGGTATTTTCAGTAGTCATAATAAGCCTTTCGATTAGAGTTATGTTTACATATTACTCTAAATCTAGTCCCGAGTCAACAGTTTTTTGTTTGTCCAGATATTTTGGTCGGCGCTTAGGAATATTACTGACTTCGGCAGGCTTATCAAAGTCTTCTACCAGGTCAATCGTCTTTTTAAGATAGTCAATAAACTCATTACCATAATCGCCACCATCGTGGTCTTGCGTGATTAAATCATGGACATCTAGATTGCGGATGTATCGATACTTCGCAGCCTGTTGCTTCTTCTCTTTCGCAATACGGCGTAGGAAGGCATAATACGTAATCTGTGTGAAGTAAGCAAAGGGGTTCTTAGACTTAGCAGGATCGAAGTTATCGATATAAGTAATGCAGTTTTCAATACCATCAAGAATCATTTCCTCACGATAGGTATAATTGATGAAGTTAGATTTATATGCCAAGTGATTTGCTATCTTAAGGAAGCATTCACCAAGATAATTAGGCACGCGAGGTTTCTTACTACGGTCATAATCAGGTTGAGCTTTAGCTGCCAGCACCTGTTCTCTATACTCTGTAATCTTTTCTAGAAACAAAGCGTTATCTACGTAGTGGACATTATTTTTTCTATTCTTGACCATTTGGCCTCCATCATGATATATTTTGTTATACTACATTTTTTTGTATATAGCAACATTTTTATTGAAAAAAGTATTTACAGGTAGTGATTCTTGTGGTATAAGAAGAGTGTAGCTCTTCAAGAATGAATCAATTAAGTAATCCTTTGCTTCTTAATATTCTTGCTTGAAGCATTTCCATCTCATCAAAGTCTTCAATGTCGGTGACTGGCTCGGCCGCATCGTTGCCAATATACATGAGGTATTGCTGTAGCAGATTTTCTTTTAGTGAACCGGTGGTGAGTATCTCCCCGGCGTTCAAAAGAAAACTTTTATCTGGAGAAATTCCCATCCATGGCTTCAAGAGAAACGTCTCTCCGTTTACTCCCTCGTGAGTAATCTGAATAGGTACAACTTGAATTGGGTCATCAATCCAACACATATTATTTTCTTCTTGGCGGACACCAGCAATGAGTGTTTCGCCATTTTTTAATCGTAGAACAGTCACGTCGGTCATAGCTGTATTCTCACAAGTTTGTAGTTGAAACCTTCTTCATTATATATCTTAATTCTTTCCACCATATGGGAAAGGGTATAGTTCTTTCGGCTCTTCCATGTTAGGTCATCTCCGATGTCAAATAGCCTACACATTGCTTTATCGGTACCCTTTCGAAGTCCTCTACCAATCGACTGTAAATTTCGGATGCGCGATTTGGAAGGTGATGCAAAGATAACGTTGTGCAGATTTCTTATATTTATACCCGTTGAAAACGTGCCGTAGGACGCTATGATGATAGCGTCTTTTTCTTTTTCCGTGATATCTCTAATGGCTTCTCGCTGTTGCGTATCAGTTCCACCGTGAACAAAGAAAACTTGGCGAGTATCTCCAACCTTATTGTCAATCAAGTCATACAAAACTTGGCCATGCTTTTCAACAAACTGAAACAGAACAAGCGTGTTGCCTGTTTGAGTTGTAGCTAGGTTCTTAATAACATTGTTGCGCTTGGGGTGAGTAACCAGCCAGTCCATTTCTTCTTGATACGTGTAGGTCTTTAGCGCCTTCTTTTCTTCGTCCGTATAGTCTAGAAGAATACAGTGAATATCAAGGTCGGCCACTGAGCCTTGGTCCATCAGTTCCTTAGTCGAGATAACTTTTTTAACTTTACCGAATAGACCCTCAAGAATGAGTTTATGGGTTTTCATTCCATCTAATGTTCCGGTGGTACCGATGCGATACTTTGTGTTGACGCATTTATCAAAGATAGATGTTAGAGACTTTGCTTTGAACAAGTGCGCTTCATCGCCATAGATTACATCAAATTCATCAAAGAATTTTTTCGGTAACTTGTAGATGGACTGCCACGTGGAAATTACAATAGATGCTTCGTTTGATTTTTCATGCCCAGCATAAATCTTGGCGCAGTTCTGAGATACGTACCAGTCTGTGTGTGATGCGTAGTCTTGGAAGTCCTTATACATTTGTTCAACGAGTGATGTCGTGGGAACAATGATAAGTTGTTTGCGGCCAAACTGTTGATGGTAACGCATTAGCAGATAGATGATGAGCGACTTACCAGATGCGGTAGGTGATAGCAGCAACGTGCGACCGATGCGAATAGCATACTTAACCGCTTCTAACTGATAGTCTCTAGTCTCAATCGGTTTATCTTGACTATGTAAGTTCAAAGATTCCGCGAACTTCTGCACATCTTCTATAGTAACTGGGTCACCGATGCGTTCCATGTCAACATCTACGGTGTAGTCTAGTCTCTCTGCAAACTCTCTGAGATATGGTAATAGGCCAACGTAGAGTTCTTTTGTCCAAATGTTGAACAGTCTGGCTTTACCATCCCAAAGTTTGGCGCGATACGTTGGCATGAAACGTGCGCCCGGGACTTCAAAAGTGAAGTAATCGTTTATTTCTTGTGCAATACCTGGGTCACAATCGACCTTTAGATGCACTTCATTTTTCTTGGAAACTGTTAGATCACTCACATTAGTCCGTTTGTAAATTTAGTCCACTCAATGGCATTCTTAATATCCCATGTTCTACTATTTAGTGAGCGTATAATTTGCTCTAACTGGTAGAGTAAGGCTTTTACATATTCCACTTTATCCATAGCACGGATAATATCTTCATCGCAATTGATGCGGTCTTCCATGTCATGCTTCAATGGCTTTAGGCCTTGATACTGGTCCCAGCCTTTATCTTGTAGTTCGTCTAGCGTCATTTCGCCGCGAAAGTATTTACCTTTATCGCGCCGTAGACGATAGTAATCCGCCTCTGCTTTTCGCAGTTGCAGTTTAGTATTCGAAAGAATATTTAAATACTTTGCGTGTAGTTCTGGTGTTTTTGTGGATTCTCTGCCTAGATTTAACTCATCTATTTTAGAATCGCCTGTCCACATTTCTTGGACTTCTGATAATTTCATAATAAAACCTCAATAGTTATTGAACAAACTTATACATCGTATATCTAAAAGTGACCTGTGCGGTTAAATATTGTGCATTACCATCACTGATATCAAATTCCAACCCCTGTAAAGTTGTTGGATAACAATCAATGAATTTAATTTCCATTGTTTTATTTAGATCGGAATCTAGAACGACCAATGTTCCATCTGAATAATCCCCGGAGCTACTAAATCCTTTTTCAGTACCGCCTCTGGCTTGTTTAAATTCTTTATACTGATTTCGCTCTTCTGGAAAGCCTAGACCAATTAACCAATCGTGCAACTCAATATAGTTTTGGAAGTTTTCTTGAACGATAAACTTTATGGTCAATTCATCATACGTAAGATTGGTGCCAGGAACAGTGAAGTCTACTAACGGGTTGGCAATATATGCGTTACCGATTGACAATGCAGGTATGTTTGCCGACTGGCAAAAGAACGATACATTAGGAAGCGTGTCGATATTAAACTGAAAACCATTTGGTTTCAGATAATTTAAAGTCTCAGGTTTATCTAAAGTTCGTCTTGACATATCTTTCTCCGTCTATTATTTATAACGAAAAAGGGGAGAGCATTTCTGCTCCCCCCAGTTTCTTGCAACCCTTCCTCTAATGGGAAGGTATCGATTACATAAGGTTAGTAACCTTAACGCGACGGTAGTATTGGTTGCGGTTGGCAGTGAATGTATCACCGTCAGTTGTGCCGTTCGACTGTGTTACGTATGGGTTAGCAATCATGCCGTAACGTGTCTTGAAGCCAATCTTTGGCTGGAAGCTGTTAGGGTCGATAGCACGA